AATATAAAGTTTGAAAATTTAAGCGATGAAATTAAAAACAATGCTAGAGAAAAGCTTAAGTCTTTAAAGCAAGTAGAAAAATATATTGAAGGAGGACTTAAGCAGAAAAGAGCTTTGGAATTATGCGGTATTTCTAAAATAGAAATTTTTAGAATTCGCAAAGCATATAAAGAAAATGGCATTCTAGGTCTTATCGACACTCGCGGACTTCACCGCAAAGATAAAACCAAGCTTAGTGCTTGGATGCAAGAATACGCTTTAAGAGAATATCGCACCTTTGGGGCAGGTGGATTTAATTTCACTGAGCTTTGGTGGCAAATTCACAAGGAAGCAGCCATTAAAGAAAATTATGACTTTATAGGTTTTGATTTGGGAAAAGTAAAGCCACTCTTTAGTGTAAAAACCTTACAAAATTTCATTAAAAACTATTATAAAGACAAGCCTTTGGAGCATTGTATTATCACACAAGGCTTAGATAAAGCAAAAAGTAAGTTTCTCCCTGCACAAGGCAATCAAAGAGAGCTTTATGATATGAAAAACATGTGTTGGCAAATCGATAGCTCTCCAGCTGATTTTATAGTAAGAGATGATGAAACACTAGAGCCTTTCCGCCCGCACATCTTAAGTGTCGTTGATGTCTTTAGTGGCATGGGAGTAGCTACCTTAGTAGGAAAATCAAACTCTTTAAGCCTAACTAGACTTTTATGGAAAGCCATAGATAAGTTTGGTAAGCCTGATATGATTAAAGGGGATAATGGTAAAGATTATCTTTCAAAAGATTTTCAAAGCTTACTTGATAGTCTTAATATAAGCTATGATGCAGCTATTGCTTACGCAGGAGAGCAAAAAGCTTTAGTTGAAAGGCGTTTTGGAACACTTCAAAGAGCTAGATTATCTCAAATGCACGGTCACATTGGAAATAGCTTAGCTAAAAGAGAAATGATAGAGCAAAAAACTCCTAAGAAAGAAAGAAAAGCTAAAGATGAATACGGCTTTGCTAAAAAAACTAATCAAAAACTCCTTCACACCTTCAGCGAAGCTTGTGAGCTTTTGGAAGCTGAAGTGATCAAGTGGAACATGAGCAAAGTTCGCCGAAAAAAAGGCGTTAAAACTCCACTTGAACTTTGGAACTCGTGCGATAGAGCTATTGTAAAAATATCTTATGAAGAATTTTTGTTTAATGCTGGGAATAAAGAACTTAGGGTCGTGGGCAAAAAAGGCATTAACTTTGAAAGTAGAGTTTATAAAAGTGCTTTAATGCCAAGTGTTGGCACAAGGGTTAAATGTGTGCAAAATATCGATAATATTAAAGAACTTTTCATTTATGATTTAAGCGGAAACTTTCTTTGTCTAGCACTTGATGAAAGTATCGCTAAACTTAGTAAAGAAAGCTATAAAATGCTTAAAAAAGGTTATGAAAGTGAAGTTAAAGCGATTAAAGAAGTGCTTAAAAAAGATGAGATTGCCGCCTTTACTAAACTTAATATTAAACAAGACTTACAAGATTTACAAAGTGCTTTTGAAAACTCACTCGTAGAAGCTAAAGAGGTGCATCAAAAATCCCTTGCAAAAGAAACTTTAAAAACTCAAAGAGAATTAGAAGAGATTAAAAATAATGCTAATGCAGATGAGCTTATTTTAAATGCTAAAAAAGAAATAAATAACGATGAAAGCGAGTTTGACATGGAAGCTTTTGTCGAAAAGAAATATTTTGCTGGTTAAAAATTGTTTAAAGCTTGATTAATTCAAATTTTAAAGAGTTTTTACTCATAAAAAAACAAAAGGATAAAAAATGCAATTAGTAGAACTTACTAAAAAGTTTTTAAGCACCCAAAACATCTCTCAAAACAATCTCTCCGATCGTTTAGGGATTAATAAAAGCTATATGGTGGGCTATATGAAAGAAGGAAGTAGCTATAAATACGCTTCAAAAGTAGAGCCTTTACTTGAAAAATACATTAAAAGCTTTGTGGAAGAAAAAAGCGTGAAAGAGCTTCAAACACCTTTTATTGCCACTAAAGATGCAAAGGCGATTAATGTAACCATTGAAAGTGCCATGAGCAATCGCGAAATGGGAGTAATCATTGGCGAAGCGGGGACTGGAAAAAGCAGAGCCATTAAAGAATATGCCGCTAAAAATGGAACAAGAGTGGTGCTTTTTGAAGCAACAACTGAGACAAGCAAAAGAATGCTTTTGGTGGGGCTTGAAAATAAACTCAATGTGTGTTTTAAAGGTTCTTTGGATGATAAGATTAGAGGCATTGCTAGCGAGTTAGCAAGAACTTCAAAGGTTTTAATTATAGATGAGAGTGAGCATTTGCCGTTTCGTGCTTTGGAGTGCTTAAGACGCATATATGATTTTTCAAATACTGCTTTAATCTTAGTAGGTACTAGAAAACTTAAAAACAATCTTACAGGCATTGGCAGAAATGATTACAACGAGTACGGACAACTAAGCTCTAGAATTGGTGCAAAATGGGAATTAAAAGGACTTTGCTACCAAAACAAAGAAGGTTTAAAAGATGAAGACTTAAAAACACTTTGTAATCATTTTGATGTGGAGGAGAAAAAGGCTATTGATTTAGTTTTTAACCTCGCTCGTGGCAACTTTAGAAAAAGTGAGAAGCTTTTAAAAAGAGCTTGTGAATTTGCAGATGGAAAAGCGGTTGAGCTTAAACACATAGAAGCTGCCGCATCATTTTTAATGCTGGGCTAAAAATGAGTTTTGAAGAGATAGCTAAAGAACTTAATCTTAGCGTGACACGCGTTCATCAAATCTATACTGAAGCTCTTAGAAAGTTAAAGAGTCCTAAAAATAAAGATAAGTGGATGGCTATCTTTGAAACGATTGACTTAATCAAAAAAGAAAAAGCAAAGAAAGAAAACTTAATACAAGGAGAGAAAAAATGATACCAATGATTAAAGGTGAGAAAGCTGATTATAGTGCTTCGCTTTTTGAGATAAAGGGTGTAAGCATTATTTATAAAGAAAGTGGAGTGTTTGTAGATGTTTTAAAAGGAATTTATCCTGATTATATTGCAAAAAAAATCATTCGTTTTCATTTGGGTAAAAAGCTTAACAAAAGTGCTTAAATTAAAGCACTTTGATTAAGTTTTTTAAAACTTAAATTTATTAGAAAGGATTAACAATGGCATTAGTTTATGTAGCCTCTCCTTACAAAGCTTTAGTAGTAAGAGAAAGTCAAAGAAAAGCACAAGCTATTAGCATAGCTCAGCAAGAATGCTTAAAAATTATGCGTGAATGTGAAGGTTTTGTGCCTGTTTCACCCATACTACAATTTAGTTATTTGGATGAAAACAAGCACAGAGACAAAGCTTTACAAATGGGATTAGAGCTTTTAAAAGCGTGTGATTATATTTATCTTAGCAAACACAAAGATGCAAAATATTCACAAGGTATGCAAGAAGAATTAGCACTTGCTAAAAAGCTTGGCATTAAAGAGCTAGTTTTGGAGTTGCCCTTACAATAAGGGCTTAAGGATAATCAAGAAAAAAACTAAACACGCAGTGCTTTTAAGATATGGCGTAATTCTTTGGGATTATCAAATTAATAAATTTAATTTAAAAGGAGAATAGATGCAAATAAATAATTTAGAAGATGTTAACTTAGCACTTAAAAAAGTGGCAGAACTTAGCGTAAAAATAGAAAAGATTAATGGCGAGGTGACTTTAGCTTGTAATGAGATTAAAGAAGCTCGTGCAGGAGAGATTAAGGTTTTAAGTGATGAACTTAAATATATAGAGCAGTGCATTACAACCTTTTGTGAAAATAATAAACACGAGTTTGCAGAAAAAAGAAGCAAAGAATTTACCTTTGGCAAGATTGGCTATCGCTTAAGTAAAAGTGTATCTTTACCACGTGTGAAAGAAAAACTAGAAAACTTAATCAAAGCTTTAAAAAGCTATGGACTTAATGATTGCATTACTTATAAAGAAGAACTTAATAAAGATGCTATTGCAGAGCTTGAAGATAGCACCTTAGTAAAGCTAGGACTTAAAAGAGTTGTAAAAGATAATTTTAGAATAGAGCCAAAGATTGAAAGCTTGGAGATTGAAAAATGAGAGAGCTTTCCTTAGCGACTTTTAAACTTTTAAATAGTGTTTTTAAAACAAAAACAGCTCATTTTAATGGCTTTTTAGAACTTGATTTTAAAAATAAGCCTAAGCTAAAAAAGCAAAGCTTTAAAAGAAAAAAGAAAATGACTTCAAAGCAAAAAATTAGACTTAAAAGAATTTAACAAGTCCGCTAAGGCGGATTTGATTAAGTTTTTAAAACTTAATTTAAAACAAAAGGATAAAAAATGTATGTCAATGTAAGCATAGATGCGAGTGATTTAGAAGATATAGATGCTCATGATTTGGCTGAACTTTTTGAAGATTTAAGCACAAAAGAGCAAGAGGAATTCTTTGGAATTATCCATAAGGATATCAAGCCATTAGAAAGAATAAGAGCTATTCTTTCTAATTTGTCTAATGATGAAGCACTTAAACTTTTAAAAGAACTTAATAATGAGTTTAAAAGCGATGAGGAATGGCAAAAAACTATAAAAAGTATAAATGGAGGTAACAAATGAAACTACAAGATTTTGATTTTAGAGTTTGGGATAAGCATCACAAGGGTTGTGGTAATAAGGATTGCAAATGCCAAACAAAATATGTTTATGGTGAAGAAGCCAAAACAAGGTTATCTGAGTTTAAAGAGGATTGTGAAATAGAGCTTTTTACAGGGCTTTATGACAAGAAAGGTAAAAAAGTATACGAGAATGATATTGTTAAAGTTAAAAGTCTATACGATTACTTTTTAGCAAAAATCAGCATTCACAAAGAAGGGACTTTTTATTTTGAAGGAAAAAATGGAGATTACATAGGCTCTTTAATTTATTTAGTTGAAGATGAAGGATATACTATTGAAACTATCGGCAATATCCACGAGAATCCTGAACTTTTGAAATGTTAAAAAATATTAAAAATTTTAACATAAAAATGAAATATGTTAAAAAAAGCCAAAAAATTTAACAAAACTCACTAATTAGTGGGTTTGATTAAGTTTTGACAAGGAAAAAATAAAATGAATTTGGATTTTTTAAATGAGTTTAAGCTAAAAAATAAAGATTTAAATGAGAAATTAGAGTTTTTAATCCCTGATTTTTTAGTTAAAAAAGCAATAACCATTATTTACGCAAATGGCGGCAGTGGAAAAAGTTATTTAAGTGCTGCTATTTCTAAAACACTTTGCAAAGATGCAAGGGTTAAAAGCATCGTTTATGTTGACATGGATAATCCTTTAAATGTTTTAAATGAAAGAGGTTTTGGTGAACTTATTTTAAATGAAAGCAAATTCACTTATATTCACAGATCAAGCTTAAAAACTTCAGCTTATGAACTTTTAGAAATGATTGAAGGCAAAGGCGTAGCAGGAAGCTATGAAGGGGTTTTATTTGTACTTGATTCTTTACGCAATTTTGCAGATATTGATAATGATACTAAAATGATGTCTTTAATGTCTTTGCTCATGAATTTAAGAGAATGTGGGGCAACCATTATGGCTTTACACCATTCTACAAAAGATGGCAGAGCTTTTAAAGGCTCAAATCATATTAGAAACTCAAGTGATTGCATGTATTTTTTACAAAAAGTGGCTAACTTAGAACAAGGCTTTGAAGTATTGCTTAGTGTGCAAAAAGAAAGAGCAGGAATTAAAGATCAAGCCTTTTTTATCAATACAAAAACTCTAAATATTAAAAACACCGACTTGCAAAACGCTAAAATCAGCGATAAAGAAGAAGCTTTTATAGATAAAGTTTTAAAGCTTTTAAACGAAAAAAGCCTAAGCACAAGTGAGATTTTATCGGCTCTTGATGTCAGTAGGAGTGATAATTTTTCAAGGAATACTTTAGAGAAATTTAAAGGTGTTTTTTGGGAAAGTGAGCTTGGCGGAGAGAATGGTCGCACTTTTGTTTGGAAAAGTTTAAAAGCTGACAATAAAGACAGCAACGACAAAGAATTAAGCTTATTTGGGGGTGAGTTATGAAATTTAACCCTCCAAGCAAAGAAGATTTAATTAAAGCCATTGATGAGTTTAATGCTAAAAACTCTTGCTCTATCCCTTATTTTATAGCAGATAGTTTTATAAATTACTATAAGCAAGACGATGGAAGATGGCTCATGGCTAATAAAAAGCCTTTAAAATGCTGGAAAAGAGCACTTAATTCAACTTGGCTTCCAAAACTGGCAAACAAATATAAAAACAAAGATAAGCAAAAAGCTTTAGCTTCTTGGCTAGAAGAGGAGTTTTAATGGATAATGCAAAAGAGGCACTAAAAGAGCTTTTTGGTATTAGTGAAGTTCAAGCAGTGGTTATAGAAAAACTTTATTTTAAAGCCAAAACACCAAAAGATATACTAGGCTTTAAAAAATACTATGATTTAACCATGTTAAAAAAGCAATTTGTTGGTACAAGCTATGAAAAACTTTCTCTTGTGTGCGCCTTTGCAGAGCTTGATTTAAACTTAAGGTACAAAAATATAGAGTCTTTTTTAGAATGGCTTTTCATTTCATTTTCAAATCGTTTTATTTTTCAAACAAAAAAAGGAGATTTCTCATATTCTTTTGTACTTAGATATTATGATGGTAACATTGTTTATGATGAGTTAGGAAAGCCTGTTTTAAAGCATGTTGATTGTGGGGATAATCTTTATTTTATTAATGCTAATAAAGAGCTTTGTGATGAGCAAAGAAAACCACTGAATGTAGGAGAGTTTTATAATAAGCTAGTTGAATATATGTTTAAAAATCAAGAAAAAATCATTTTTGATAATAAAATTGAAATAAGCCCTGTTATTAAAACTCAAATTCCTAGCCAAACTAAAATAAATAAAGATTACGAGCAAAACTATTTAGAATACAAAAAAAATCAAGATAAGCTTTATAATGCAAATATTGATAAATTCACTTCAAAACTAGAGCAAATTTTAAAGGCTAAAAAATGAATACTCAAAACACTTTAAAAAAGCACTTAATTAAAATCATTCATACCTTAAGAAAAGATACTAATTTAAGCGATGATGAAAGCTATCGCTGGGTTTTAAATGAAAGATATGGCAAAGCTTCAAGTAAGGATTTAAGCATAGATGAACTAAGGGACTTTGCTATAACTTTGGGCTATGATGAAAAGTTTTTAAAAAAGCAAAATACCAAAAAAGCAAGGTATTTTAAAAAAGAAAACACTAAAAGCGGAAGGGCTACAAAAAAGCAACTTAATATGATACAAGCCATTTGGAGTAAAAATGCTAAAAATCCTACTCAGTGGGCTTTAAGAGAGTTTATTAATAATATTATTAAAAAACGACCTTTGTATCTTTGGTATTTAAGCGTTGAAGATGCTAATAAAGTTATCCTAGGGCTAAAAAATTTAGAAAACAACAGCACACATTAAGCCAAACGAAGCTAATGTTGTCTCATCAAAACAAAAGGAGATTAAAATGATTTTAGAAATACATTCTTACGATGCAGAGTTTTTTTTAACCTTAGGCATAGAAAAACACTCACAAATTGCCTTTGCCGCAAAAAGAACAAGCCTTGAAATAATGCATAATGGAATCACTCATCAGATTAAAACTGATAAAGATTTTGGGATTTTACTTAATGTGATTTGCGTAATTAGAGAAAGAATTGATGAGAGTTTTGAGGAAGAAGATAAAAGCTTGGTTATTGATATAGATGAAATTGTGGCTAAAGTTTGCAAAGAATTAGAGTAATTC